CAGTGTTTGAGCAGTTGTCCTCAGGTCCGCTGTACACCGTCTCGGACAGGCGGTTGCAGGAGTGGTGCATGTATCGGAAGGACTCTGGAATACACGCCAGGGACGCACAGCGGCACGCCATTCACTTCCTACGGCGGTTAGCGTCAGAGGAGCGGCTACGAGAGGAGCTGGGATTGTGACCGTGAGTGAGCGGCTGGTGTGGCGGGCGACATACGGCGAGCCTGGTGGTATCGAGGCAACGCTTGAGTTCCCTTACACAGAAGGGGAGTTCTGGTCCCCGCCCGGTACAGTCACACTGGAGCGCATGGCCCCTATCAGAGCGCTGTTCGAATTGGCGCTAATAGAACACTCTCTAGTTAGTAGTAGTAGTTCTCAATCTAATAAAGAGAGAGAGTAGTAGAGAGTTGGGTTGGGGAACCTATACCCTTACCCGGTATGGGCTTGCGGTAATGGGCGCGTTATTGGCTCCAAGGCGTAGACTTGTATTTCAGTAGTAGCTTGACAGAAGGGGTTGAATCCATATGGCGAAGCGTGCAGACCAGCGGCCGAGTGAGTTCGGCGGCGAGCCTGGACTGGTTCAGCGGTTTGAGCATGAGCTGTCCAGCCAGGAGGAAGCTCGGCTGATGCGGGCCACCGACGAGCTTGACGAGAACGACACTGTGGAAGGAGCACTGGCTCGTGAACGAGCAAGGGAAGGACGGACCTGAGACGCAGCACCTTCCGCGGCATCGTACGCAGGTCAAGGCGCTCGGGGTCGTGTGCGGTCAGGAGGGCGGCGACCACCTTCACGGGCCGAGCTGTATGCGGGAGATGAGCTACCAGGAAGCCGAGCGACAGTACACGGGGCCTCGGATGTGGGACGAATCGCGAGACCCGACGGAGGCTGTTCAGCGCATGAACCAGGCGTGGCTGAACAGTGGCACCGTGGAGGGTCAGGCGTGGGGAGCACCGGCTGTTGTGAGTGAGCGCACGTACAAGGGACGGCAGCGCTGGCGTACCTGGTGGAAGGTGCGCAAGTACGACCGGCTGGACCTGCTGGGCGCATTCACAACGGGGCTTGTTCTCTCAGCGTTCGGCTTCCTGCTGCTACTGCCGGTGGTGACAGCGTGATGGATACCGATGGCTTGAAGCTGTGCTCATGTAGCAACTGCAACGGTCTCTGCGACCCGAAGACCCTACGCTGTAGGCGATGCGGCCACGAGTACCTCGGGCCAATGGAAGGAAGGAAGGTGTGTCCCAATGGCGGTCGGGCCGGGTGACCTGTGCCCCTTCTGCAATGGGCGCTTCAACGAGGACCTCATCTGCACGACGTGCTTTGCGTACGTGCCGAACGGGCAGGCGGTCTCCAGGTCCAAGTACCCGAGGCTGTTCGAGTTGATGTCACCTGTGGTAGTGGCTCACACTGACATCCTGAACGAGGACGCACGCGGGTACTGCGACCTGCCCGCCTCCCATCCTGCTCGCAGTGTGGCGGTCGACCCACATCCCTTGCAGGTATGGGAGATAGCCCTCGTGTGCCACGTGTGTCACAAGGGCGCACCGGACCACGAGCCCAACTGCCTGCTCAACAGTGAGCATGTTCAGTACGTCGGGAGGCATTGTGGCTAGGTACCCGAGGCAGGGTGAGCCCTGCCTGGTGTGCAGTACGCCTATGCCGTGCCCGGACCACACGCGCAAGGGTGAACCCCGCAAGAAGACCACGCCTACCAAGAGCGCCAAGCGAGCCAAGGACACGGCCAATGTCGTGGACATGTTCTCCGACGACAAGAAGGGCAAGCAACGGAAGCAGGGCGCACGTGAGAAGCCTGGGTACCGCACCTTGGAAGGCAACAAGCGAGGCACTCTCATCAGGCTGGGCAAGCGGTACAGCCAGATGGTCCAGGATGTGCGAGAGGGCATCACAACGTGGGCTGACATAGCCGAGGAGATGGATGCTGAGGAGCTGGCCCGAGGGCACTTCAAGGCCAGTGATGGAACGTTCCGAGGTCGCCCGCCTGCCTTAGTACCAAGGGACTTCTTCCTGGCCTGCGAAGGTGAACTCATGCGGCGGTTCAACACCGCTCTCCGTGAGAACCTACAGTCTGCGGTTGAGGAGCTGTTGCGCCTCGCCCTCAACAGTGAGATGGAAGACAAGGACCGGGCCAAGTGGCTCTCCTATATCATCGAGCGCGTGGTCGGCAAGGTGCCGGATAAGCTGGAGGTCCGGGCTGCTGACCCGTGGGAGACCATCATCTCCGACATCTTCGCCGAGGTACCAGATGGTGCAGTGAAGGAGCCGCGCTACATGAAGGACAGGGAACCAGATGGCGAACACACGTAGGCGACGCAGCTACGCCAAGGGCGGCCTCAACCAAGTGGCAGCACCGCGCCGGAAGCCGAAGCCGCTTACTGTGCAGCAGGTCGTGCAGAACGCTACCGCTGTGATTGACGGGTACGCGGCCAGGCACGAGGAGATGCGCAAGGTCGTGGAGCGTGCCTTCAACTTGCTCAAGCGAGCCGAGAACAAGTGCACCTGTGGTGCAGTGGACAGAGTCCTGAAGGAGTACCCGCATGAGGAAGCCGAAGCACCTTACCCAGCAGCAGACGAACGAGCTGCTGAGCTACGTGCAGCAAGTGAAGCGGCTCCTACTGCTGGGTGACGCGCAGATACTCCTCACGATGGACCCGGCCGATGTTGACGAGGAAACGAACGGCGTGTGGGCCAGCATCAACTGGACGGACCAGAAGGACATCGGACTGCTCTCCGTGTGCACCGGGTGGGCCAAGCTACCGGACGCTGTCAAGACCGAGTGCATCGTGCATGAGATGATTCACTTGCTGCTAAGGGATGTTGACGATAAGGTCAACCACTTGCAAGCGGATGCTGACATGGGCACCCGTGCGAGCGCTCGGTGGCGCGTGACGTACAACGAGCACATGGAACGCGCCGTGCACAAACTGACCATGCTGTTGATGCCCACCGTGCCAGCCTGGCCCGGTGACAACCCGGACGCATACGTGCGTCGCAGTGATGTGTTCGTGCAACGTACCGACGAGGAAGGATGACCATGAGGACACAGAACGGATGGCCTGTACTGGAGGCGGACCAGACCCGCACCTGGAAGGTTCCCAGCACTGGCGGAGACCGAACCTTCCGGCTGGCAAAGGGAGACGTGGGCTTCCTACTGACGTACCTGGCTGACTGGCACCACGATAACATCGAGCCAATCGACAAGGGTCAGTGGGACGATTGGGGCTACGCCGTAAGGAAGATAAGCGGTAGCAGCGACTACAGCAACCACGGCTCCGGTGCCATCGACCTCAATGCGGTGGACCACCCGATGGGAGTGCGCAACACCTACAGCTTCATCAAGCGCAACCGCATCCGGGTCTTCCTTCGTCTCCACCTTAAGAACGTGCTGGGCTGGGGCGGCGACTACCGCACACGACCGGACGACATGCACTACGAGGTCATCAAGGACAGGGAAGCCGTGCAGCGCCGAGTGGCCAAGCTCAAGAAGACCAAGCGAGGTCAGCGCATCATGAAGGCAAACCTCTGACCATGGGCAAGGGGCAGCGAAACCGAGAAGCCCGTGCAGCAAGGGAGTTCCGGACCAAGGAGGGCCTCGCCAATTGGGCCGCGATGGTCGGAGAGGTCATCGTACGGTTGAAGCACGGCAAGCAGCAGAACGTGAACGTCATTCTCAACCCGACGGAGTGCGGCATACTGCTGGAGGCGCTGGTCATCATGCAACAGGCCAACGACGATGGCTAGAGCCCTCATCAAGAACAGGCTGTGGCCTGCCCTCAACTACGAGCCGCACGAGGCACAGCAGGTCATACATGCCAGCCGAGCCCGCCACCGCGTAAACGCCGCAGGCAGGCGAGCAGGCAAGAGCCAGGTCGGCGGGCATGAGCTGACCCCGCAGGCGTTCAGAGCCTTTGCAAACAAGCAGATGCTGGAGGACATGGGCATCCGCCAGGAGTACTGGATTGTGGGTCCGAACTATACGGACGCCGAGAAGGAGTTCCGGGTCTTCTGGAATGACTGCCGCCGTTTGAAGATGCCGACGGACAAGCCCGGTAGCTACAACGACCCGCGCGCAGGCAACATGGCCCTATCCTTGTGGGAAGGTCGCTTCCTCGTGCAAGCCAAGAGCGCAGCCCACCCGGAGAGCCTGGTCGGTGAGGGGCTGCACGGTGCGGTCATGGCGGAGGCAGCCAAGATGAAGGAGTCCGTTTGGGTCAAGTACGTCCGGCCTACCCTCGCGGACTTCGATGGCTTCACCATCTGGAACAGCACACCGGAAGGACGCAACTGGTTCCACGCGCTATGGAAGATGGGGCAGGACCCGCACCGGCCGGATTGGGAGAGCTGGCGGAACCCTAGCTGGGTCAACCCGTACGTGTATCCCTTGGGTGCAAGCGATGACGGCATCGCGTTCCTGAGGTCCCTTATGCAGAAGCACGAACCGCTGACGGCGGGTGCACTGCTGGAGGCTGGCGTAGACCCCGAGATTGCCGCGCTGCTACAGGACCTCACCGATGCTACCTTCGACCAGGAGATAGCGTGCAAGTGGACGGAGTACGCAGGCCGAGTGTACAAGGATTGGGACGAGGAGCTGCACGTACGGGACTTTGAGATTCACCGTAGCTGGCCCATCTACGTGTGTGCCGACTACGGCTGGACCAATCCGAATGTGGCGCTGTTCCTGCAACTGGACCCGTTCGACAATGTGTACGTCCTCGGTGAGTACTATCAAGTGGAGCGCACCGAGCAGGAGTTCGCCAACGACGTGCTCGGGCACCCGTACCTAGGTCCGTTGGCCAGAAGGGCAACGCGACTGTACGGCGACCCCGAGGACCCTGGTGCCAGCGTGGTTCTAGCTGACACTTGGAAGGTACGGAACATGGGCGGCACCGGAGGGCTCATCAAGGACCGCATCAATCAAATCCGTAAGTAC